GTTGGATATTCAAGAAAAGCAATTCAATGGCTTGATTATATAATGGACAATGAAAATATATTTATTCAACATGCTGGCAATATTGGCGAATATAAAATACCAGGAACAAAATATAAAGTAGATGGGTATTGTGTAAGTAATAATACGGTTTATGAATTTCACGGTGATTGTTTTCATGGTAATCCAGAATTATTTAAAGACTGTGATAGACCGCATTTCTATAAAAACCATTTAACTGCCAAAGAACTTTATGATAATACCATAAATAGAGAAAACAAGATTAAAGAGTTAGGCTTTAATCTTGTTGTAATGTGGGAAAATGATTTTTTAATAGATAAATATAATAAATTAATAACATTAGGAAAATAATATTATGGCATTACCGAAATTGAATGTTGCAATGTATGAAACGACCATACCTTCAACCGGCAAAAAAATTATGTATAGAGGATTTTTAAGAAAAGAAGAAAAAATCCTTTTATTGGCTTTACAAACAGAAGATGCAAATCAAATTAATATTGCATTAAAACAAATTATCACAAATTGCACAAATGGAAAAATAAACCCAGATACTATGCCTATTTTTGATGTTGAATATTTGTATTTGAAGATTGTTACAAAATCAACAGGCGAAGAATTAGAACTAAATGTAATGTGTGATAATTGTAAAAATGAGATAAATTATACATTAAATTTGGATGCAATACAATTACCTAAAATCGAAAAAGATGCAAATTTAATTAAACTTGCTGGCAATGTTGGTATTAAGTTAAAATATCCAACATTAGACGATTTGGAACTGGTTTCTGTTATTATAGAAGAAAAAGATGAAACACCAACAGAAGAAGAAGAATTTAATGCCATTATTAATGGTATTGAATTTATATATGATGAAGAAGGTGTTTATTATCCAAAAGACCAAACTAAAGAAGAATTATATGAATTTTTAAATAGTTTGTCTGGTTCTCAAATAGGACAGATTAAAGAATTTTATAATAATATACCGACAATTTCAGAGACTATTGAATTTACTTGCAATTCTTGTGGACATAAAAATATTTATTTAGCTCGCGGCTTAACTGATTTTTTCGGTTAAGCTTGTCTAATAATAGTCTCACAAACTATTATAAGATGAGCTTTAATTTATTACATATTCATAAATGGAATTTATCGGATATTGAAAACATCCTTCCTTGGGAACTGGAAGTGTACACAAATCTGTTAATTGCTCACATCAAAGACCAAAATAATAACAGCGCATAAATACCATAAATAGAAGAAAGGGCATTATTTTTTGCCCTATTCTTTTTAAAGGAATGTATTTCAATGGCTGAAAATATTACCACAGAACCAACAACAGAACCTCGCAAATTCAAAGATAGAAAAGAATATTTGGAATTTATTGCCGAACAAAAAGCATTAAAGGACAAAGAATCTAAAAATTCCGATTCCAGTAGATTTGAACAATTCAATCCAGAAGAACACGTTAAAGTAAAAAATGGAAATGCCCCACAAAAAGACTTTAATGATGGGCTTCGTTCTATTTTAAATGCCGTTAATATTAATAATAAAATATCTAACCAAATATTAGCAAAATTAAATCAAAAAATTGTTAAAGAGTCGTCTGAATATTCTAATAAAAATAAAACAAATGCTAAAGAATTGTTATCGGAAGATCCTGATAAATTCCAAAAAATAGATGTCAAGATTAATGAATTAAAATATAATGTCACTAATTTACAAAAAACGGCAGAATCTATTAGATTAGCGGTTATGGAAAAGACTTCCGATAATATACATGAATCTTTCAGACCAATAGAAACGAATAATGTTAACAATCAACAAACAAAAATAATTGAAAAGTCTCCACAATATATTACAAATATACGCCAATATCAATATAAAAGAAATCCTAGATATAAAACTTCAAACAGACGTGATGGCATAGTTTCTGGAATTGGTAGAAGAATAGGAACGCATATTGGTGGTAGAGGTCTTGGCGATGTAATTGCTAAATCAATAAAAATAGGTGAAAGAACTACAGGAGCAATTTTAAAAGCACCATTTAAAGTTGTATCTAAAGTGGCTAAGGTTGCAACTGGAAGAACTTCTAGAAATGAATTATTAAAAGCAAATAGAATAGCAGAAACATCTAAATTTAGAAAGAAGATGTTAGATTTGCTTGGAATCATATCTAAAAAAGACACACAAGCCACCACCACACAACAAACTTCTTCGAGTAATGGCTTATCTAACCTATTAAAAGTTGGTGGCGCTGCGGCATTGGCTGGAGGTCTAGCATCATTAATACCGTCAATAAAAGAAAGATTTACAAAAAACGAAGATGGTACATTTGGACCAGACCATAAAGGCGGCATAAAACACGTAAAACAATTGGCAAATAATATTGCCGATATGGTTACAAAAACGCTAAAATCGTTTGGACAAGGTGTAAAAGAAGTAGCAGACAAACATCTATTAGAATTTGCAGAAAATAATTATAAAAAATTCAATGAAATAAAAACCAAGATTGAAGATTTTGGTAAAAGTATATTAGATGCGATTTCAAATGTTATAAACAAAGCATATGAAAAAGTATCTAGTATTGCTGGTAAAGTTGCGGATACGGCAATGGAAGGAGCAAATGCTGTTTATAATGCACCAAGCAATATAGCCAATTTTGCAACAAATGCTATTAAAGATACTGCAATCGGTGAATGGGCACAACAAGTAAAGAACAAAGCAGTAGCTAACAATAAAATGCCAAGTTATAAAGGTGGCAATACTAGCGAATTATCTAACTTAACAGAAAAGATAATACCGAATGAAAATTATAATAATATTGCAAGTTCTTTAAATAAAACGACATCGACACCAACTTTAAAACAACTGGAAGCGCAACAAAAACAAGCAAATGATTTGCAAAAAGAACGTGACAATAAAGCACTTCAACCGATAGTAATAAATTCTACAAATAATACAAAAGAATCGCCAAAACAACCATCTATGGTTAGATTGGGAACAAGAAATTTAGATAGTTCAAAACAACAACTAGATAGAAGCATTTTAACTGGTGGGTATGTTGGTGTTGGATTTTTAGTGAACTAACAGGCAATAAAAAGCCCCCATTAAGGGGGCATATCCTTTTCATACTTCCTTATAACACTTCCTTTGCTTTCCTATCCATTTCTTTTGATTTCTATCCTTGCCACTTTATTTATACTTTTTATTCAGCCAATTTTTTGAAGAATGCCATATCGTCATCTTCGTCATCATCAAATGTTGGCATTGGTATTTTCTTTTCTTGCTTTGGTTTTGGGTCAGAAGGCTTTTCAAAACTTGGCACATCATCTTCAGCGTCTTCTTCAAATTTATTTTCAGAAGGTAATTGTGACGTATCCTTAACATTTGATTCAGCAGAACCAATTGAAGGCGTTTCTCCCATAACAAACAAAAATCTCTTTTTCAACTCGTCATAAGTTTTAAAATGTTTTGGGTCATTCAATTCCGCAACTGGATGTAATGATTCAAGAACTCTAACCATCTCTTCTTCATTACCATCACAAATTGGAGACGGTTTCATAAATTCGCTTTTATCATATGTTGGATAACCATTTTCACCATTGCGAATTTTCAATTTGAAATTTGCACCAGAATCGATATCAAATGGATTCACCGGCGTCTTAGATTCACCAAATTCATCCTCTGGTGGAGAAATCTGTTCTTTAATCATTGCCAAAATTGCTTTTGGAAAACGAAACAAGAATACTTTTCCGTTATTATCTGGATTTACAGGGTCATTGACCACAAGAATATTACAGAAATGATTGGTTCTACGACCGCGAGCACGACAAATTTCTTGGTTTTCTTTTAAACCGGTTTGCCACAATAAAGAATTTTGTTCGGCAACATAATCTTGAATGTAATTTTGTTTACCGGTTTCTGGATTCACCAATGAAGATAATGATTTTTCAATATACCATTTTGAACCAGGAGTTTTACCATCAACAATTTTTCCACCAAGTGCCGCAAATGAATGGTCATATTGAGTGACATAATGATTCTTTTCGCCTTCAGGAGCAGGTAAAAAACGTATGATTGCTGCGCCATTTCCGGCTTTATCGCGAACCAATTTCCAAAATCGGTCATCATTATAATTTTTTGTTTTTGATTTGTCTGTTTGAGCTTCTAGTTGTGCAAGCAAACCAGATGTTGCACTTTTTGATTCTTTACGCATTCTTTCTAAGAGTGTTGACATATTTTATTCCTACAGGAGTTTTAAGGTATATTTAAGGTGTTTTATTAATATTTTATTCCAAAGTAATAGAGACTGAAGCAATCATAATTGAGAATTGAATATACGGGTCTACTGTCCGACAAGCAGTCTCTATTAGTTTGGAGCCACCATTCGGAGTTGCGCCGAATTATCAGGTTTACAAGACCCGCACATCACTAACAATGCTTTGGTGGCAAAAGTGTTACAAGCAATTATCACCAATAATTCTTGTAACAGTGTGAATTATCACAATCATAAGTTTAGTGCCTTCAATCACTTCTCAATGTAACTTAAAACATTGTTAAGTTTTTAATCTGTTAATGGATAACTTAAAACCAAGTGAGTTTAAGGATAGTCACCAAAACCAGCTTAAAATTTAAAGTCATAAGCTTATGACTGGTGTTGGCGGCTTTGCTAGGAATCGAACCTAACACCAACTGGACGTTTACCCGTGTACTTAGGTGTGTCGTTTCAGTTAGTCAATTGCAAGATATAGTTTAACCGGTCACTCTAACTATCCATGAAGCCATAAATTGGAGCAGGTAACACGATTTGAACGTGCAACGAACGGTTTGGAAAACCGACACTCTACCATTGAGTTATACCTGCAATTTTTAAATATTATTTGGTCAGGGTAGCAGGATTTGAACCTACGACCTTGCCGTTCCAAGCGGCACCCTCTACCAGACTGAGACTATACCCTGCCAAATAATACTTATTTGGTTTACATTATTTATACTAGCGTAACATCTAGTTATTAGTGTTATTTTACAATAGACTCAACACTTAAAAGTCCAACTACATCTTTCCATGAAAGATAAGATATTGGTAGCGGGTAAAGGAGTCGAACCAATATCTTCAGCTTATGAGACTGATAATCTACCGTTAATATAACCCGCTATTAAAAAATTTAAAGTTTGTTATAACCTAATCACAAGTGTAAGTTAGTGGCAATATGCCTGTCCTTGAACGTAAGGAATCGAACCTTAATAACAAACTTTAAAATTGGCTCCCTAGAATGGTTTCGAACCACTGACCGGACGATTAACAGTCGTCTGCTCTACCACTGAGCTACTAGGGAATAATTTTGTTTTTACGCCATATTCTTTATTTATACAAATATTATAAACTATTTATAATATTTTGTCAACTAATAATTTTAATATTTTCCTAAACAATGTTCGGTTAATGTTGTGTGCGAAAATCCTTCATATAAAATTGGCAATTCAATAATATACACATTCATTTCTGGTAGTTTACTGGCAATTCCGACTATTTTTACTACCATACCATCCAATTCGGAAACGGTGTTTTCTATAATTGCCAATTCATTAAATTTAAACTTATTCATTTTTTATCCACCTCGATAATATATTATCACATTTAATTTCCCGATTTAGTTCTCCAATATCGGATTCTCTTGCGCGTCAAGCCGTTCGTATATTGGATAGGCGCGGATAGTCGCCTCGTTTTACTTCTGTATAATTTTATTTATACCTTCTAAATCGCTGCATGGAGTAGGCATCGAACCCACATCTTTTTAACTCAATCATGAATTGAATGCTTTATATATAATTCGTCAATTGTACACAAGATATCACTTTAATTCCCATCTAGAATTCAGAATTGATTTTGTTAAATTATTTTAACCAAGTTAAACTACCCACGCATAAAACTTTCATTGCTTAATCACAAACCCCAAATTTGTCATTACTTCAAATCCACCGTAGATTGAAAGTAATACAAATGCAAATTTAATAATCAAATTAAAAAAATTGCTACTTTTCCATACCATTGCTAGAAACAAAACATTACTGTACTACTCACTAAATAACCAATCATAATAACCTTTAATATATAATAAAAATTTGGTGGAAGCACCGGGAGTCGAACCCGGAACCTTTCGATTAAAAGTCGAATGCTCTAGCCAATTGAGCTATACTTCCATATTCTTAATAAGTATGCACCAAATAATCTTGTGCAACACTTATACGCTTTCTAACATCACCGTCAACATGGATATTAACTAATCCACCTTTGGTATATTTTATAACTCTAAATTTATTGTTAATTAATTGTTTAACATTTTCTTGATAAACAAGATGATGTTCTCTTAATTTTACTAAATCGCCTTCTTCAAATTCTCTACTCATATAAACTTCTTAAAGTATGTGATATATTATACGCTAAAATTTTCATTTGTCAATCTTTTATTAATATATTTTTCTATTTAAAAATCTTATTGTAATTATTTATAATTACTTCTGGATTATATTTAATATATTTATGCGAAAAAAAGAACAAATATTTTTTAATATACTCTTTTTTAAAATTCCACAAATAATCCGAATATGGAATATTTATTATATCATAACAATGCATTTGAATCAAGCAAAAAGTTTCTAATGAAATTAAACCACCAAGTAAATATTGCACTATTAATGGTGGTTCATTGTCAATACTTTTATATAAATCTTCTACAGAATCTATTTCATATGAAATTGTTGTCAACTCATCATAAAAATTATATGATACCGATTCAATTTTTCTCTTATAATCTTTATAAATGGTATTTCCTTCGCCAGAGAAGTTGTGTAAGCAATTATAATTTCCATCTAATACATTGGCAAGGAAATAATAAAAAACCTCATCCTCTGGCAGTTTTGTGGTTATTAGAGCATAGCATTTTGCGTCATTACGTCTATCAAACACATCTGGACCAATTTTAGGAAACCCATTTACAAAAACATTATATCTATCTTTACAAAAATGAAGTTTTAAGCCATTATAAATTCTATATCCTACAATCGGTCTTGTATGTCTTGACATATTTTATCCAATTGTTCTATTCTGCTTCCAGATGTTTTTTTACTGTGTTCTCCGTATACATATATTGTCACAAATTCATCAATAAATGCTCCAATAAACATTGACATAATTATAATGATAAATACTCGCATATTAATCCACCGTCACTTCATGACTTTTAATTCTAGATTCGTAGGTATCATAATAATAAATATTACCAGTACCAATAATAAAATCTATTTGTTTAGAAATTCCTTTAAGTGTTGTGAAACTTCTTGAAAGCGTATAATCAATATTGTGCTCATTAATTTTACTTATTTTTTCTTCAAGAAATTCTTTACTCTCTTTTGAAATCCTGTGCATAATTATCCAAAAATTCTATCAATAATTGTGCCAACATAACTACTGTTGATTTTATCACTAGAAATATCTGCCAATGCTGTTATCAACTGAAAAAGATATGCTTGGTCAACACCAGTTAATTGTTCTCTTATTACTTCATAATCCGTTAAATCCAATTCTGAAATTTGCCACGCAATCTTTAATTGCTCACCTGCACTAACTCGCCAACCACGTTCAAGAAATTTCTTTGTTCTAAACATAGAAGCAATTGGATATAGACTTCCACGATAAATTAAAGTTCTGCTTAATAAACATTCCAATGCTTCTGGATGTAATACTAGATTACTTTCTTTATATTCAAAATAATTCATTGCATGAACAAAATCATAATTTGAATGAATTTTTTCTGGTTCACCATAAAATCTTGTCACTAATTGAACATCATCACTTAAAGTAATGGCATTAGCGGATAAAAATACTGGTCTATATTGTTTTATAGCATTTTTTTCATTAACATTATTCAATGAATTTGCGAATGCTTCAGTTTCGGTTGCCGGTCTTGATTCAAAATATTTATATTGTTCTTGCGCTTCACCGGCAACACCAGCGGATTTAATATAAATTACAATACGGTCTTCGAGTTCACCTTTACAATTTTTAACGGTTTCTTCTTTAACGTGTGGATGATATTGTACAACCCCAACATCAACTTCAATATTATTTAATTTATTAAATTTTTTGCAATAATATTCAGCAACTAATTTTGTGGTTTCTTTAGTTTTAAAGTAAATGTCAAAATCATTTACTTTTTCACCAATAAGCATTGATGCAATTGAACCACCGGTAACAATTGTGTCTTCTCGACATGCGGCAGCAACGGCATCATCTTCAATAGATAAAATCCAATCAGTTACCTTTTCATGAAGTTCTTTAATTATTCCACGACGTTTTCTACCGTATTTTATTTCTTCGCTCATCTTGTTCTCGCTTATAGTTTTCATAATTTAAAATCATTTCTAATGTCCATGCTGACATTGGTGATGCATAATCAACACATTTATCCCAACATCTAGCTGTCATTAGTTGTTCATTGTAATTTAGCATTTATATTCAGATAAATATGCTTTACCGGTATGGCATACATAAAGTAGTTTAGCATCACTAAATTCTTTTTCAAAAAAATTAATATCACTAACCAATTCCATTAGGTCTAAATAGTTATCATATAAATCATAGATAACATTTTGTTCTGCTTCAGACCAATCGACACTATTACAAAGATTTACAATTCGTTCAATCTGTAATTCTTCAGTTAACGTTAAATAATCGAACTCATTGAAAACCAAATGTGCGTCGGTTATTACTAGATTATCTTCAATATTTTTAATTGTTTGTTTATTCATTTTTTTTTATCTCTAATTTAAAGTTAACATTATATACTTTATTTTTTATTTGTCAATCTATTCCGTTAAAATAATTTGATTTGATTTTATTCTATTCGCATATTCTACAATGCTAATAGGTAAATTGCCATATTTATTCTTGAAATTTTTCCATTCGCCTATAGATTTTAAATAATCTATTGCTTCGAGATTACCATGTTCATGTGTTTCAAATACGGTTTTTTCTTCAAACATTGTCTAATACCTCTTCTAACATCTTACCATTAACTTCTCTTATTATTAGAACGCCATCCAGATTTCTATAATGTTCATCTAATAAATTTTCCCCACGGTCTATTAAATATTGTCTAGCCATTAAATACCCTTCCGGCGTATACGGTATTGGTTTAAACATTTTAATAACCTGCCTCGAATTTCTTCATTTCTATACATCCATTAGTTTGAAATGTCCAATTGTGGACGAATTTTAAAATATGCTCTAAAGCATAAATCGCGTTCTTTTCATATGTTATTTTATTGCTTATATCGGTCAAGTATTCATCACCAGCCAAATATTCATTCATTTCAGATTTTAATAATTTTTTTCCTTGATATTGTACGAAATTATTATCCACCAATTCTTCTTTAGTTAATGCTCCACTATAATAACGAATTCTAAGTTTACGCATTATAGCATGGTCTGATTCCAATTTCAACAATTTATTTTTATGAAACATTATTTCTTCTAAATATTTAGAGTGTAGTGATGCAGCTCTAATAGATTCTTCACCAAGATTCATTTTATCTATAAAGGAATCTTTTTTCCATTCTTTTGTTATTTGTTCAATATTCATAGTAGTTCATTATTTATGTACGTTTACACATAATGTGCAAAGCTGGTACATATAAATTTTCTGTCATTAATTGAAGGAACTCCACAATGAGGAAATTGCCACGTACTGGGAAAAATTAATACAGAACCTCTGGTTGGCTTAAATGAGACATCTAATGCTTCAAAACAAGCTTCGCCGCCTTCTTCAATTGTATTTAGGTAGAATAATACAGTTAAAAATCTTCTTGCCGATGCGTAATTTCCAACATCAGTATGAATTAAAAATCCTTTAGAATTGGTCGGTTCAGTACAATTTATTCGAATTTCTTCCAATCCAAGTTCTTGTGGAAATACAACAGAACTATCATAATCAATATCGATATTATATTGTTCCAATGATTCTGTTATTGCTTCAACAAGAATTGTATGAAGCGTTTTCCAAGGTTCATTTTCACTGTTTGCTGTGATGTTCAATTGTTGGAAACAAAATCCACCATTACCTTGTTTTTGTTCTATTTGAAGTTCTTGATGATTATCAAATTCTTCAATCATATCTTCACATATTTTATCTGGCAATATGCCTGGATAGAATCTTATAAAATGCCTTAAATCTAACTTGTTGAATTCAACGCTACAATAAACTTCTGGCGTAACTCTTGTCACACTTCCCATGCTTCAATCTCCACTAATAAATCAGGTCTACAAATATTTGCTTCTATAAATTTTATTTTGTCTGGTTGTATACCTGCATGACGCTTCATTATTTCTAATGCTGCCTGTTTATTAGCAACATCTTTTAAATAAACCGTATGCTGCAAATCTGATATATCTAATAAATTATTTCTTTGTTTATTTACTTGATACACTATTGAATCTAGATTCAATAAAGTTTCGCACAATTGTCTATGAAAATCTCTATGATGTATTGTCATAGAACCAACAATACTAGCAGTACCGGAAATTTGTAATTTATCTTCTATAATAGCCGCTCTGGAAAAAATTGGTCTATTTTTTCCATGCATATCTGGATAATCTTTTGGTAAAATCTGTCTTGGATTGTTAATTATAGTTGGTCTATATTTTCCAATCTGATAATTTACTTCTATTATATTAGCTGTTTTGCTACCAACACAAGTTGATACTGGGGCCAGTGATATATTATATTGATATTTATCAAATGCGTCATTCCTAGCTCTATTGAATTCATCATAATTTACATATATATTTGGCAGAATAACGCGAATATTATGAATATATGGCATATCTTTAGTCAATGACGAAAATATTCTATCATAAATTTTATACACATCTTCATAAACATCACTAGAAAGATACTGTTCTATAAAGTCATATTTTTTTGTTTCGCCAATTTTAAACATAATTTATTCCAATAATATAAAACTATATTATAACACATAATATAGTTTTGTCAAATTATAAATGCTTTTGAAATAATCCTGTTCCAAAATCTCTTGATGATAATGAAATATTTTTTAAATCATTTCTTGCTGAATATTTATCACCAAATAAAAATACTGGTGTCGGTGATTCAATTTCAGTATTATTAGTTTCTGATATAATTATAGTTTGTTGAGTTATTTCTTTTTGTTTTTGTTTTGGTATATCTTTTTTAACAACACTTTTATTAATTGCAGTATCAATAGATGTTGGTAGTATTATTTTATCCGGTTCTTTATTTAATTTTTCTATTATATTATTAACAGATTTACTAAATTTCTCTTGAATCGAAATTTTATTATCTATTTTAATTTCATTGTTGGATTGTTTATTTTCAGGTACTTTTATTTCTTCATCTTTAATAACTTGCTTCTGTATTGGTGTTGCGGGTATTTTAATTTCTTTTATTTTATCTTGCTTTTCTGTTTTTGGATATTCTTTTGACAATAGTTGTTTAGTTTCCGGAACTTTGGTATCGGCAATAGCTGACATAGCCACCATAGATGCGCCAATAACACCTTTAGCTAAACTCTTTGCGAATGACTTTTCTTCTTTTGGTAATTGAACCGTTTCTGTTTCAGAACGCTCATTTATTGCCTGATTAATGGAAATTGTATCGTTTTTATTCTCAACGTTTACTACTCTTTTACTATTAGCCCAATCAGTCAATAATACAATAACTTTTTTATGCCAACCTGTTAAATCATTGGTCTCATATGCAATTTTCTTTTTTGATTTTGGAACAACTATTGAAGTTTGTTTTGTTTCTTCTTTAATCGGTTCTTCTTTGATATTTTCTTCTTTAGAACCAAATAAATCCGTTACTCTATTTGCCAATGAAGAAGCTATAGATGTTCCTTTAGAAATTGCTCCAGAAATTACTTTAGAAGATTTTGCTATCCCAACACCAGCTAATACTCCAGTACCAATTCCAGCAGCAGTTTTTAAAACTTTGCTAGAATAAGAAATATCGGTAGCATAACCGGCTTTTGATATTTCTTTAATATATCCAGCAGAATCACCTTTTGCGCCAGCTTCAATTGCTTTGGAGTATCTTTTATTTTCTTTTATAAATTTGGTATAATCTTGAAAGGATTCTTTATAAGATGAATAAGAGCGAAAAGATGCTTTTTGTTTAACGCTCTTTCCACTTTCAATTTCATGAGTGGTTATTGTAGTGGATTTACCTTTCCAACCTTTAGTAGTTTTTATATTGAAAAGGTTATTGCTAGGTGTGCCATCTGCATTTTTTGCAATATGTTTACCCCAACCGGTTTCTATGCCAGCCTGTGCAATCAATACTTTAGGATCTACTCCTAATTCTAGTGCAGCATCATTTGCATATGGAGTTATTTCTTCTATGAAATTTTCTTTGTTACTCTCATTAGAAGAAATAACTTTTTTAGTGACATCTTTTAATGTCATTTTTAACTATCTGGATATAACATTATCATTACATGTTCCAATGCAACAAATTCTGAAGCGGTAGCTACAGTTAATTTTTGTGTTATGGTTTGGTCAATAGTGGTATTAATGGTAAAATAACTCAATGCACTGGTAGAACCGCCAACATTGTCATATAAATTAATATTATATGAAACTTGTTTTGATTCATCATTTCTATTTGTTATCATTCTTCTATTGGCACTAGAAACTACGCTACCGGCATGAGCTAAAATATTTATATTTGAGCCACCAAATACTGAAGTAATCGTTTTGGCATTAGTCGAACCGAACATTGAAGCCAATGTTCTAACCTCAAATGCACCATTCTTACCTATAGAATTACCCCTCAAAATATAATCGGTAGCATTTATTGTTGTTATACTAGTATTGGTATTAACCGCACCAGATGTACTTTGAGAAATTGTTGATGTACAAGTAAATGTATTTGCGTCAACATATGTAAAATTGCTGAACCAACCAGTAGTTGCTAGACCACTACCAATTACCAAATAAACACTTTTGCCATTTTGAACAGCCGTGATATTATGTCCAGTCGAAGTAACGGTTATAGTATTTGCGGTTTGTGTGTATGTAGCCGCATTTGCAGCCGCTAAAGAAGGTACTAACCAACCAGCAGCATTTTTATATAATATAACTGGCGAAATACTACCATTTAATGAACCCTTTACATCTAAAGCAGAATTTATTGAACTCATATAATATCCTTATGAAGAAATATTAACATATAATTTGGTAGCGGCACCAATACTTGTTATGTTTATAGTAACAAATGCCCATGCTGGAACAATCGTGGATGCTTGCGTATCATCCGTAGTACCCGCATGTGTAATAGGTGAATCTGTTGTCCAGTGTGAATTATCTAGAGAACCCTCAATCGTATATACAGCTCCACCAGTTCCTTTTACATAACTTTGTAATACAGCCGGTGCACCAGAACCATGAGTCAATGTAATAGCTCTTTGTCTACCAGTCATACCAGCAGAAAAGAAATCTATTTGAACCTCACCATCTTCGCGGATATTATAATCTCTATCAGTAGATACTTTAAATGTGGTTGCCGATAAAACTGTAACAGGAACATTAGTAAGAAATAAAGGATTATTCTTAAATCTGATTGTTACCAAATCACCAGTAGTTAAATAGTGAGTCGCTGTTGTGAAAGTTGTTTCAGATGATGCATACGAAGAACTTATTACTTGCAAAGTTCTTACAAATGGCTTTACTTTTCTTGAAGACATTTTTTATTCCTTATTTTAATAATTTTATATTACTATTTATGGAAACAAAAAAGCCAATAACAATTTTCATGTTATTGGCTTAACTAATACTAATTTTTTTATATTTTTAATTTACTTACATAGATGTTTCTTTAATTACGGAAAATTCATCAATATATAAATCAAGATTATTTGGTCCAGAATTTGCCGAAAGTCCAATCTCAATAGCGTCATAATGAGCTGGTTTAGTTAACACAACACCATAATTTGCAAAGATAGCTGGGTCTGGTACATTAGTTCCCCATGCTGAAATTACATTCACATCATTAATATAAACCGATGTATATCCGGCATTAGTGCCAATACCAAGAAATAGAATCCATTTTATTTTAACCCATTGATTTCTAGGCATAGCAATTGAATTTGATGGATTTTGATTAAAATTATTACCACTAAATCCTATTTTACCTCTATCCACTGATATAGTACCAGCATCATCATACATCTGTAAACGTAATCCCGGACTTTGATTAGGGACAGTATTTGATTCATCCCAACAATCTCTACATTCAAGGTCTAAAAGAGTGACATTCTTTAAGCTAATGGTTGAAGGAACGTAAAACCATGCTGTAATTTCAACTCTATCACCAACATTGAAATACTAAAGTTGTTTCAGATAATGCCGACCTACAAAATAGTCCTATAATAAAGATTAATACAATTTTTTTAATATTCATTTATTTCCTTTTAATATTAATTAATTTATATTATAGCATCGTTTTTTACAATGCTATAATATATTAGATAGTAAATATAAAAATATTATACTATTTTTTCCACTAAAACACCTTCAAGCGCAACGTAATCGCTAGCAGCAGCACATTGCAAAGTAACGGTAACGTTTTTATCAACTGTGGTATCAACACTCAAGGCAGTTCCGGCAGATTTTATCATTTGACGAGTTTCTGCGCCACGATTATAAACCATATCTTGAACCAAGTCACCGAATGCGGCAGTAGTTACTGCAACTGTGCCAATAACAGATGAATCAAGTTTGATTTTTAAAGTTTTTGCACCAGCACTGTTATTACAAGAAATGCCACCGGTAAAACGCAATTTACCATTTTTACCCAAATAACCACCTTTCAATAAAAATGTCAATTCATCAACTGTAGTTTCTGAAATATTTGAAGTAATTGTTCCAGTAGCAGTTTGAGAAAGTTCGGCAGGTACGGAAAACGTAAATGTTCCTGTGCCGGTTCTTGCAAAATCCGAATACCAACCGGCAGGAATAGAAATACCAGTTGAAGTAGCAGAAGAAACATATACTTTTGCACCATCATGAACTGTTGCTGGGATATTATGACCAGCAGAAGTTACGGTCACAGTTGTTCCAGATTGTGCAAAAGTAGCGGCACTACCAGTTACCAATGCTGGAACGATATATGAAAATTTGTTTTTAACGATAGCATATGGAGATTTTGAAATCTCGTTAGCTTGTCCCCAGTGAAAACCAGTATTCAATAGTTTTCTAATTCTTGAATTAATTTCGCTCATTTTATTATCCTTTTAAAAATTGTTACTCAAATTGTTATTTGAAATGTATAGACATGGGATTCCTGTTACGGAATACAATTTTCTTTACAATACTATTTATGAAATAGTTTTTCATGCTAAAAACATGACAAAATTATTCCTTAGTAATTTGGTCAGATGCTTTATTAAGAACGGAATCAGAACTGTAACCTAAAGTAATTGCGGCAACTACAGCACCCAATCCTGGTAAAGTACCACCAGAAGAAACTGCCAAAGCAATTTCAGAAGTGATTATTGCAAACATTGCTTTCTTGGTAGAAGTCCAATCGCCTTTTAAATATTCTATTAAATTTTGTTTTGTTGTTGAATCCACGTAACGCTTTTTAAAATAGTGACCATACCCGCCGAATAAACCTAACAACACATATACCAACGCTATTAAATATTCCATTTTATTTCCTTAAAATTAAAGCCATATTAAAATTTTAATATGGCTTTATTGTTATTATATTAATTTTTATTCTACGTGATGAATTTGTTCGTCAACCTGTTTTATACCCTTTTGCATAATTGCTTTAATTCTATACACATATAAACCAGAATCAAGGTCGAAATCAGAAAATTGAACAGTATCAGCAGGAACTTGTGCAATTTCTACAAAATTCACAAAATCATCACTACGTTCAATAATATAACCTTGTTCTGAACCAAATTTATCTTGCCATACTACTAAAGTTTCACCACATTGTGCTACAAAACTAGCCAACAATAAAA